AAAGCATCTTTTTCAGCTTTAGTAATATAAGCTAATTCTGTGTCAGGATGATTAGGAGCTGATTTCCATTTTTTAGGAGCCGTAACCATCTTTTGTTTTCCAAGATAGTTTTTAACACCACCTTGTTTTGGTACTTTCATTCTTAAACTTTTATCGATCATCTTCTTCCATCCGGTTGTATATCTAATCTGAAAGTTCCTAGCTTCCAGTGTTGTGTAATACTTGTATTATCAATCTTTAAAGCTATAGCACGTGCTCGTGCTCTTGTATCTACTTTTGTTGTATCTGAGTCTACCTCAAAAGGTCCTAACGAGGAACTAGCTTCTGTATCTGTTGGATAATTTTTCAAATTTAAGGTTACTCTCGCAGCTCCTGTTTGACTTAAAAAATCAGGAATTACTCTTCTAATTTTCATCATAAACTCACCATCACCAGCTAATCCTCTTTGATCTAAATCAAAGTCACCAGACTGAATGCTTGCTGCAATCGCTGTCGTTGCTCCTGCTTTAATTTGATTCGTTCCTGTTTCGTGTTCAAAGTATGTTGTGACACCCTCAGTATTACCTACGGTTGCATCACTCGTTGCATCTGCATCATATTCTGTTCCATGAGGCTTACCAAAAATTGCAGAATCTGCCCACGAAGATCTTGCTAAAGAACTTGTTGTCCAAATAGGTCTTTCAGTCGTTGAATCCATATAGTTATAAGTTACTGATCTATTATTTGATGCAGCACCACTACCAGGATAAAACCATGTAACTTCTCCAAAAAGGTTATTTAATCCTGCATAGATATGGTTTTTAGGAACGGTATTAATATCATCATAAACATAGTCTTCAACGAGACACGCTAATGATTCTAGTTTACCAGTATATCTAAAGAAACCGTTTTCAGACATCCAATAAGCATTACCATCAACCTCCACTGCTGCGTTCTTTCCAATCAATCCACAGTTTGTTCCAACTTGCTGGAATGAAAATACAAAAGGTGCTCCTACAAATCTCATAACGAACATAGAAGTGTCAGTCCAAATGTAAATGGCATCACGACCTCTGATCGCTGCTACAATTCTTGTACCATCAGCTAATCTTTGTGTACCTGCAGTATTAGTTGCTGAAGGCGTATATGAAGTTGAGGCATCAATGCTCTCTTGATCAGACCATCTAATATACATATCGTCCTGTGTTGATGTTGTTCCAATCGTCGTTTCAGTTCCGAGGAACACTAAGTGACGATCGGGTGTTGATACTAAAGTTTCTATTGATGCTGTCGGTGCATTTGAGACAATTGTAGCTCTTGTAGATGTTGCTCCATCAGCATCTGAATCCCATGAAAAAGTTGCACCATCAACAATCGTTGCAATTAATTTATTTCCATAATTATCTAAAGTCCATACACCTGGAGCTGTAATAATGTCTCCTGTTTGTGATGCACCCCATTTTGTATAATCGGATGCATTCTTAACGGTTGCTCCGTCTGAGTGTGCTGCTGCGGTTGTGTTATCAGATCCTCTTGTGAGTCCTGATAAAGTTTCTGTACCGGAAGTATTAGTTGTATAAGCAATACGCTCGTCGTCTATAACGACAGTACCTGAAGCCGGAAATGAGGCTGAGTCATCTACGACAATGCTAGTTGATGAATTTGTTAATGCTCCATCTAAAGTTGATTCTCCAACCCCTAATTTGACACCACCCCAAAGTCCTAATCCATAACCAGCGGCTGATTCCTCAACGGCAGGTCCTATGGAATAATAATGTCTGACTCTTATGCCTCCGGATGTAGTTGCTCCTGATCCACTTTCTGCCGATCCCATTGTGACCGTAATTGTTGTAGAAGAGGGTACGGTCGTGACCATAAAATTGTAATCGTCAAAATCACCAGAACTAAAATCAGAATCGGTGATAGCAGTAAAATTATCCAAAAGAATAATATCCCCTTTGCTAATTCCATGAGAACTTGCAAACGTGATCGTGACACTTGTTGATCCGTTAGTTGTTGTAAAGGCATTGGTTAATGTTGTTGTACTTTTAATAGGCGTTATATCATAAAAAGCACCTCCAGAATAGATATATAAAAATCGATTTGTGCCTAAAGCGGCATATTTAATACCACTTGCGTTAACAAAATGGTGTAATGCTGTGTTTCGTCCTGTAATTGTTTTATCACCTAATTGAGACCAGCCTCCTATTTTCTCAGGAGAACCATAACGAAACCGTACATAGTCACCACTTACCCACTGCATTTCGCCGCCAGTAGCGGTAACTTGTTTATTGAATCCGGGTGCAAAATTTAGTTTTTGTAGCATAATTATCTTGCGTTATTTGGTACTCCGTTTGAATTGACGAATGGTGATTCTGCGAAAGCGGCATACATATATGGAGAACCAGAAGTATTAGTTGAACCATAAGCACTTCTTATTTTTATACCATTTGATAAAAAATCAACTCCTAACGTAGATGAAGTGCCTTCTGCTTCATTAGTGTCAGGATAAAGATATGAGTCAGTTAAATTTGATGGGTCTCTTGTATTATCAAACTGCATCCAAGCTTGAGATGCGTCAGTTCTTTTTATCAAAAAAAATGCAGGTTTAAATCCTAAATAAATAAAGGTTCCGTCGGTAGCACTTCCATTTCCTGTGTATTTTCCAAATTTACTGAAACCTTGTTTTTCTGCCCATAAATAAGCGACATAAGTTTCTGTATCTTTATTTGTTCTGTGATCTGTTCCTAATGTAAAAACAGAACTGGTTGGTGTTGTATCGTTAAATTCTCCTGAATTAGCCCCCCATGCGTCAGTTGCGTCTAAAAATGCTCTACCTGTCCAACCTAATACTGTATTAGTAACAACCCAACTTCTATCTTCGCTTCGCTCTTTAATCATTGCGAAATTAGGAACTGCCGATAAAGAATGGGATATTGTTCTGTTGCTGCCATCTCCAGTATATGAAACAATATCAAATCCAGCTGTAGCACTTTCTTTCCAGCACCAAGCGACATAGGTAGTTCCATCATCGTTAGCATTACTACCTGCTGTTCCCATAGTAAAACCATCAGAACCAAATGCTGTAATATGTTGAGCATCAGTTTCTTCATCATTATCTATACTAGTATAAAGAAGTTTGCTGCCACCTCTTACTGCATCAAATATTCTTGAGTCTTGTGAGGCACTTCTGCTTTTTTGCCAGATCAAATCAGGTTGCATATTTGTATCAGTATCATCAAAAGTAATTGATTGAGCATCTCCTGATCCAGTATAAAGCTGAACTTTAAAATATGCTGATGGATCATCTATTGTTGTATAAGCCATTATCCAAACTCCGCAAGATTCTTTGAACACAACGAATAATAGCCCGAAGGCACGGAATATTCGAAGGAGCCATAGCCGTTGCCATCTGCGTTTGCTGATGAAATACTAAATGCTGGACATCCGCCAAAATTATAAGCTGCTGAAGGTGAAGCGGCTGTATCAGTATCACCATAAGATGGAAAAACAAATCCAGCTGCTCCACCTGAAATGTCTATTGCCCCCGTTTTACTTGCACCTGACGTTGCATTTCCACTATTCATATAAGTTCCGTCTTTGTGAATATATAAAGCATCATTATCTAAATCCATTGCAAATCCTAAAACATTAGAACTTGTTGCAGTATCACCAGAAAAAGTTATATCTGAACCACTAGCTTCTACATTACCATTATTTCCTGGTTTATATCCCCAACCATTGGCTAAGTTTCCTGGCATGTTATTATTTCGTTGATGTTCAAAAACATTCCCTGACGATCCATCAAAAATAATACCAAATGCTCCTTTAGTTCCTGAAACAAGTTTTGCTTCCCAATACCATTTTCCAGTAGCAACTCCCATTGTTGCAGCCGAATGAAATCCTGTGTTATTAGTTGATGGAGTTAATTGTAAATTACCCTCTGATAAAGTTGTTCCAGAACCTAGTATTAAAGGATTCATTGTGCAAAAATTATTCGTTGGTGTATCAGTTGCTTGATCTGCTGCGGCTAGATTAGTTTCTGCTAAATCAAGTGTATTTCCAGACTCATCATCTCCTAAATTTCCACTATCAGCAAAGTCTAAATAAAATCCGTTAGTTCCATAGCTGCCACCAGTATATTCTTTTGGTTTCCATATTGTAGGTGAATCAGAATCAAATTCACCAAAATCCGTTACAGCTTTTGCTGTACCATCAATCCAATGAACTTCTGCCATATAACCATTAAAATAATTTGGAGAACTCCATTCATCTCTACCTACTCTATGTTCATATCCAGTATTATTTAATTTTAAATCTTGACTAGAACCAGGATTAGTGTTTGTAGAAAAAGAAGTTTCTCTTACTCCATTAACATAAATTTTTACACGATCTTCAGCAGTTCCATCTGTTGTATCAATAATTACGCATATATGATACCAAGCCGATGGGTCACGAAATTTTCTATTAGTAATTTTCCTTAAAACGAAACTATCACTAAATTCTCCTCTAACTTCTAAACAATCTCCACTACTTTCAAAATTAATTTCAAAATAATTTGTTGTGCTTGAATATGATGTAAATATTCCATTATATTCTTCCGTAGCGGCTCTTTTTACCCAAGCTGAAAAAGTAGCAATTGTATCACTTCCACCTGATGATGGTGTTTTTGACATATAGGCAGAATCAGCTCGATTAAACCGACAGGAATTATCTATGTCATATCCAGTATCTTTAATGGAGTTAGTTCCAAGTATTAAAGGCATTAACTCTCCAATCTTGGCAGCTCACCTAATGGTCTTGTAATTGAACCATCTTCTTGCTCTGTATAAGTATGTAAAGTTTCTAAAGCTGGCGTATCAGCAGCGTTTGTAATTGCAGTTTCTTGTTCAGCAGCTTTTGTTCTAACCGCAGCTCTGTGTGTTGTAATTGCAGAAGGTACTGCTGTTCCAGCGTCTGCTTTTCTAACAATATACCAATCTGTTTTTTGTAATTCATCAGCAGCTTGCTGTTTAACTGTTTTAATTAATTTTGTTTTTAAGCCTTCAACTTTTACAGTATTAGTATCAGCTCCTGAAGGTGCTTTGCCTGCATCTATTTCAGACTGAGTCCATTTAGTATCTGCATGAGCTTTAGCTGTAGCTGTACCATAACTTGCTGTAATTTTTCCACCAGCAAAAGCAAAGGATTGATTGGTATTGATATACCATTGTTCGTTTTTTTTATTAGTGTCATCAAATTCTACTTCGTATATACCAATCGCTTCTAGTTCTGATTTACTCCATAATTCAAATATATTTTTTGAATGACGAGTATCACCTATAACCAATGCTTTTGGATTATTTATTATTTTTGTTATTGTATTATCTTCTACTATTCCCCACATATTATCTCCTATTAACTCTCTGGTATATTTAATGTTCTTCCTACTTCTTGCCAAATTGCTCCATTATACCTGAATACAAAAATGTCCGTCTTACCATCTGTATCTGTTGTCGTAGGAGCAGTATCAGCGGCAAAATTAAATATTGAGTTCCACGAAAATGTATGACTTCCATTGTAATTAATTTCTATACAAATAAATGCTCCTTCAACTGCATTAGTTGGTGCAGATAAAGTCGTATTTTCTGTTGTTTGATGATAAGCGTTTGGCTTATCAGAAGCATCCCAAGCTATAGCATTTGAAGAAGAAGTTATTGCTTGTTGAGCTACATTAGCGGCAGCACCAAAAGTCGCTATACCACCCGCTGACATATCTAAAGTTAAAGCTGTTACAGCTGATCCACCATCATCACCTTTAAATACAATATCTTTATCTTGCACACCTGCAGTTATTACAGCGTCGCTAGAACTATTTGTAAATGATAATATTGTTGTGCCACCATCTTTGATATTAACATCAGCACCATCAGCATCTAAATTAATATCAGCAGCAGCGTCAACAGTTAAGTTATTTGCTGAAATAGTTAAATCTGTTCCATCACCTTCAATTTTTTCTGAATCTCCACCAAATACAATACCAACGTTATTTGGAATATGTACATCTGATGTTGCCGTTAAATTAATTTTAGCTCCTGAAGTAATTGTTAAATCAGTGCTATCACCTTCAATTTTTTCACCACTACCAAAAGTGATTCCTACGTTAGCTGGAATAACAACATCGGCTACCGCAGTTAAATTAATATTATTACCAGCAATGGTTAAGTCTGTTCCATCGCCTTCAATCTTTTCAGCGTCATCACCAAAAGTTAAACCAACGTTTTGTGGAATATTAATATCTGTTGTTGCTGTTAAATTAATATCGTTTCCAGATGCAAAAGTAAAATCAGTTCCATCTGAAGAAATACTTTCTCCACCATCATCATAGAAATATAATTTTCTATCATCATTAATTCTCATGACTTCATTACCATCGTACTGTTGGAATACTAAGTCATCTGAATCAACGCCGAGTTTAATAATTTGAGCACCTGCCGTGCCATCCATATCTAAGGATAGTTGTAGTGTTCCTGCATC